TTTTTTGTTTTTTTCTTATTTTTTTTTGTTTTTTTTATCTTTTTACGTGTATTTATTTTCTGTTTATTTTTTTTTTTGGAATGTTTCTTTGTTTTCAATTTTTTATGCGTTATTATTTGTTTTTTATTTTTGAGGTTACCACCTGGTTTATTCTGAGGATAACGCTCCCATAAAAGTAATTCATCTGCCCCATATAATATACCTCTTTTATGGTGTAGTGGTTTTATTGCGTTTTTCATAATGAAAGCAGCTCTTACTGCAGATGGTCTATCACCATTGGCTAATACTATCGATTCTTCATTATTCATAACTTTTTTGTAGCTTTCTACTTCGATGAAACCTGCATTATCGGCAATCGAAACCAATTCTTGACCAAAATCTCCAATCATTTTCCTTGATGATTTTTTTAATAATTCGACTAAATATTTTGGGTTTTTAAATATTTCCCAGCTTGGTTTGAGTTGTTGATAAAATACTAGTTCAATATGATTTAATAATAATTTTAATGTATTATTTGCAGATATTATATTTTTTTCTTCTCGACGGCTACCCTCTCCTAAATTAGTAGTTATATTACAATTATACAACGTAAGCCCGCTTTCCGACGAGTCCTCCTCCTTATGCATACCACCATCTGGGTTATTATAAATTAAGTAATAATTAGCTATACATTTTCCTTTTGTACCTTTTATATTAAAATTAAATTCAAAAAGATATCCTCCTTCTTCATTACCCGCTTTTAATAAGATGTCATGTTCTGCGTCTTTATAATCTTTTGAAGTACATGAGCCAAAAGTACCCTGTGCATCTAACAATGAAGGAAGTAAACATATTTTTTTTCCCTCGTATGTTTTTACAATTTTTGGTCCTGCAGGAGCCTTGGTTCCCATAGAATTATTAATAAATTTATGATAATTTGAAAAAATTTCACTTGAAGTTTTTTCTGGTTCTTCGAAATTTTTAAATGCTGTCAAGAGGTTTCTATCATGAGTTGTGGGGACTCTCCCAGTATTTGCTATATTTTCTAATATTTTTCTACTATTTTTAAAAAAATTGTTTTTTCTTTTGTTGTCGTTGGCGTCGTCGGAGTACTCCTCGTCTGTAATCTCCAAAACACTTTGTGTTATAACTGTTAATAAATTATTTACAATAGGGACGGCTTTGACTTCTAAAGCGCCGCCCTTCGGCTCTCGTGGTTGCTTTGGTATCTTTTTTTCTAATTGTATTCTTAAGGACGTTAAAAACATTTTCATATACTTTAAAATATCATCTAATGAATTTTTAACATGCATCCTGATTGTTCTGTATATTCTAGTATTGAATTGCTCCAAATTTAATGACCAGATCTGCTCATCGTCGGACATGTCCAAACGGTATGTTTCTTTTTTTAATTTTTCGAATGACTCATCTAGGACATTTTTATAATTAACAATGGCATTCCGTATTTTATTTAGTCTTAATCTAATAATGTTTATATTACGAATAGAGTTGGCCGCCGGTTGATACGCGTCGACGGACCACGAGGTATTGACGCGGGCCCCGAACTCGTCCACGCCTTTTATAAGGTCACAAAAAAATGGGATATATTCGAGATTCTCATGGAGGGGGGGGGCTTCTTCCCCGAGCGCCTCCTCCCCGTAGACCGGGTCCCAGAACACCTTGAGGGGGTACTCGAACCCAATCGTTCTCAAAATTGCAGACATATGTTTATCCCTAGCTTTCTTCTCCCGCCAAGGCGGCCACTTCTCGTTTTCATTGAGTTTCAGCTCTTTCAAATCGATCAGTTTTTTTTTTTTTGGTAAAAATTTATCTATAATTGCATTGCAATCCGCTGCATAAGCTGCAAAACGATCTTCTATATTAATCTTCTTTATTTTGTCTAATAATTTTATATAGTTTGTGGTGTCAATGCTTCCCCCCCTCCGTTTTCTTTTTGAGTGGTCCGACGGCGGTAATAAGGGAGGCGGCCCTTCTTTTCTCTTAGGCTGTCTGGAGACGCCCGTACTGGGAACTTCGATCCATTGCGATGTTTTCTCCAGTTTATGATATATATTATTAACATCATCGGTGGGCCCTGCATTTGCATAATTGTCATCATAAAGTGAAGTCAGAATATGCGAACCTATTTTTATAATTACATTAAGCTGATTTTCTTCAAAATCTTTAAAATCTATATGACTAATAAAATACAATTTTATGTAATCAATATAATGATCTAGTTCTTTAATGAAATATAAAAAATCGCTGATTGATTCCGGTAGTATTTTGTCCACCATGTCGGAATTTATTTTGATCATATTATTGACCTCATCCCGTATGTTCTCATTTTCAGTTAACAACATAAATAAAAAGAATGAATACTTAATACTATTATTTTCTTCATAGGGATCGAAGGCATAACTATTTTTAAAAATTTTCAGCGTATAAATTATATTTTTGTAATGTGTGCCATAAAAAGATGTATTAAAAAATCCGTCTTTTATATCGTCTAAAATATATTCGTCTAAAATATAGTTGTCTAAATCAGATTTGTCCATTTCGAGTTTGAAATGATATTTTAATACATCTTTAATAAGAATATTATTATCAAAATTGATTATCGATGATATTAGATTCGTATTCTTATTTTCTAAAAATTTTTCTTCTATTTTTTCAATAAACTTAAAAAAAACAAATAGAGTGATTTTTTTATTTTTGAGTAAAGGAGTTGTGTAGGGTAGAGAAGCTATGTCGGATTTAAACTTTTCTAGGGGGGAATTTTCCTCCATCGGTTCGGCCTCGGGCGGCGGCGGCGTCGGCGACGTCGGCTCGGTCTCCATCGCCGCGGGCTCGGGTGGCGGCGGCGGCGGCTCGATCATTTGAAGCCGCCATAATGCCAACTCTTGGACCGTGGAAACAAAGGATTGCGGCGGTGTCGGCGGAAGCGGCGGAAGCGGCGGAAGCGGCGGAAGCGGCGGAAGCGGCGGCTCGATCGGTTCGGCCTCCATCGTCGCGGGCCTCGCCGCCGTCGGGGGCCTCGCCGCCGTCGCGGGCTTTTTTGTCGACGGCAGCAGAAACCGCAGCAAGCCAGTTACTTCACTTGCGTTGCGTTTCCCCAGCACCCCTCCAGTCAATATAGGAGATTTTTCAGTCAACATAGGAAATTTTTCAGAAAAACTAATAAATAAACTATTTAATTTTGACATTCTTTGTTTCATAGTACTAACATTAAAATCATGACACAAATCGTGAATTAATATATTGGTTGTAAGCCACCTTGAATCAGAAGGTCTCAATTCAATTTCTGATCCCACCATTATTAAATTTATAATTATATAAATTTAAGAACTAAAACTCAATCCTGCCATACCAGACATTATTCTTAATATATTGTAATTAACTGCATAAACATTAATATTGAATTTGTATTCATGTTGGAGAGTTTCATTTGAGGATGTATTATTTTCTACAGAATATACATCTACAGTTTCTACTTCTAATTGTACATTTTTTATTCGTGACATATTGCATGCTCCTGATGGTTGATATTTTGTAGGATCTAATGAGAAGGAATACATATGGACACCCTTTTTATCTAATTTAACATCATATTGATATGGTTGAACATGTTCAAAATACATTTTGTCCATTGATGCATATCTTTCAACACCATTAAACAAAAGTCTGGTAGATTCAATTATATTTTCCTTATAAAAATGAAAATTAAATTTTGTAGGTAACTCGGCTCTACTCAATTCTAAGTAATTAATAGAACCAAATTCACTTGTAGAATTCAAAACATCTATAATAGGTTCTCCCGTGTTTTCATCTACTTTATAAAAAAGAAGATCTTGATTATCTGCACCAACAAATTCTAAATAACTGTCTGATCCTGGTGGAATAAATTCATGTTTCCAATTAGTATAATTATTATGAGCATTCACTTGACTCACAATATCATCTCTTTGTCCAAACCAAACAAGGTATTTAACAGGATGTTCTAACTCAAGGTTTAACGTTTTTGCCCCAACAATACCCATAAATTCTTTAACATTTACTTGCTCAATTAAATATTCATGAGAGTTATTCGAAAAACGTGCACGCTCTTCTTTATCAAGATAGATATAATTCACTAAAAGATGTGCATCCATATTCCAACCCTGAATATTTGTAGCACCGTCGCCCAAGTCAGTATCTTTAACAAAATCAGTACTTTTATTACCCGTAATAAAATTACCAATATGATGATGAGATTCACTCGAAAGTGGTCTGCGTCTTTGACCCAATATAGCACCGCCTATATTTTCTTTAGTTTCAATAATAGTATACAATTCTGTTATTTTTCTCAATTCAATCTCAATGTGAACTTCATGGTATTGTAACGCAATGAGTGGTAACGCTAATCCTGGATTAGTAGTAAACCAAAAAGGAAGAGGTACGTAAAGTGTGCGTCCAGAAATAGACGGGGGTTGCAAATAAGGATTTGCAGTGAAAATCGTTACTTTTGTCGCATCTTGTGGATTTGAATATAAATTTGGAGATAATGTTGATGTAGGATATGTACCTCCATTTATACCATTATATTGAGGCATAAATACATCCGCTACATTCCCCGTGATATGATCATAATGCGATTTAGTAGCTTGATCTCCAAATATTTCATGCCATATCTCAATCCATTCACCATACATCTCACTAATTTTATTCCCCCCGATAGAAAGACTCGTTTTTTTAATCATACTTGTACCAATAGACGATATCCACCAAAATTTATAATCAGTATTTGTTTCTAAATCATAACCAGAGTATATATCTGGTAAATTTATAACAAAATACATTTTACTAATAAGATCACCACTTCTCGGAATTTTGCATTTAAGTTGTACATCAAGATCAATAGACAATTCACTTGTCCCTTCAAAATCAACTCTTATAGAGTCCATTGAAAAGTTCGTGTATCTTCTATAAACAGCTTTAAAAAAGGTCATTTGTGGATTTCCATTCAAATATTGGTTTTGTGCACCATATGCAGATAATTGAATTAACCCTCCGGCCATACTTATAAATATAAATAGAAGATTCCTTATATAAAGATAATAATGCTACCATTCGAAAAAAATTCAGAAAATATAGTAGATCTTATGTTGAATGCAAACGAGACAGGTGAGGTCTTGGGGTATTTTGAAAAATTTCAAATTGAGAATAATAAATCTTCAGAATTTATTTTATTTTCACTCGTAACACTATCTTACAAACAACTAACATTAAGAATGAATAAAAATACTATTGACACTATACCTGAATTACAAAAAGCGTTTCTAATTAATTATGTAGAAACAGCAGAAATTTTATTTAATAATTTAAGCAATAACACAAATCAAATTTCAAGAGAAACATATTTAGATCATATTGTAAAATTAGACAAAGAGACACTTCAAAAATATTTTGAGTATTTTTTTGATTTCAAAAAAACAGATCCAATCTGTACTAAAGATATATATACAAATAAGTCATACTCACACACGATTTTCAATTATTTTGAGAAGATTGTTTATTTTATTAAAAAAAACTTTCTTAATATTTTTCAAGATCGTAGAGATTTTAATATGTTTTTAAAAAATGATTGACGTATGGATATTAATAAAAATAATAAATAACAATCAAATCATAGTATGACCGAATACACAACTAGTTATAACGGATATGTTATAAATAGAGCTCATATATCCAGGTTAGTCTATATACATATATATGTAGAAGAAACAAATAGTATATACTGGTATGAATGTGAATCTTCTAAATTGGTTTCCAATCAAAATGTGACGATATCCACTCGTGTTACAATAAAAGATACACGTCAGACCAAATCCCAAAAAAATCCATGTTGGATTCACGGTATTAAAAATTGGTATGAGATTGAGAGTGAAACATCTATAGAACCAGGTGCGATATGCTTTGAACAATCAATATTAGGAGGAAGATTAAAATTAAGTAGTAAAACCATTTGGGGAAAAAATTCAAAAGGAATGCGGAAATATACATTCATTCCACATTTAAGAGGATATCCTCGCTATTGCGTTGCATCTTCACATAGTCCGTCAAGAACAGATATGTATGTAAGGGTTGAAATACAAAAATGGAATGAAAGTGACATCATGCCTATGGGAATATTAGTTGAAGATATTGGTAAGGTAAATGATCCATCGTGCTTTGAAAAGGTGCTTCGTTTTGGATATTGTACGTTACCTCGTTCTCGAACAAAAGTTCACAGACTATGGAATAAACGTCTATCGTTAAATGATGGTAATCAATCAAAAAGTGTAGACTCTATACAAGTGCCCGAAGAAGACTGGATCAAATATGATACATTTAGTATAGATCCAGAAGGATGTAAAGATGTAGACGATGCATTGTCATATAATATTGAAAAGAATGAACTCGCTATACATATTGCTTCTCCAACAGAAACATTCAATCTAAATGATGACGAATCTATTGATTTACATAACGTTGTAAGACATCAATCGGAGACGATATATCATAATACAATTTGTAATCTTTTACCTAATAAATTGGTAGAGAAACATTCCCTTTTAGAAAATCAAGAACGAAACTGTTTATCGGTAATATTTGGTTTAAATGGTAAAGTAAGGTTAGTAAAATCAAAAATATGCGTAAACAAAAATTTGACTTATGAAAATTCAAGTGATCGGATTAATTACATCAGTGAAGGTATTAGTGATATATTCAATATTGAAAGGCATCTTTTAACAGACATTCATGAATTAGTAAGTTTATGTATGATAAAAGCAAACGCGTATGTAGCCAATTGGTTAATTAAACATAGAGGAAACAAGAGTATTCTAAGAGTAGCCGAGAAAGGCGAGAGAGCATGGTATATGTTTTATGATGAGTCAAAAGATGTAAGTCATATGTCTTTAGAATTGAAAGAATACACTCATTTTACTAGTCCATTGCGTAGATTTGCAGATCAACTCGTTCATAGAAGCATTTTATACGATTATCATGCTACACAACTTGAACTTATGTTTATTAATAGATCTAAATTTCTAAGAGGACACATGGAAACCGAATATTATTTAACAAAATTATTCAAATTAGAAGAAAACTCCGAAAAAACGGATATGGTTTCGTTAAGTGGAACTATTATTGATATGAATTCTCATTATGGAAGAATACAACTCAATGATAAAGTATTGTCAATTCCTATTGTTAGTAACGTGATAGTGGATTATTTCAATATTGAAATCGTAAATGAAAAAATAAGAATAGAGTATATTCCGAATCCTACTATGTATTTTGAATGTAATATTGGTGACAAATGTATGTGTAATTTAAAATGGAACTCCGTGGAAGGCTTAGAAGGGTTCCTATATGAATGGGTTCAGCCTCCTATTCAAAAATGGGTTCAAGGTCTCATAAAATAAAATAATTTTCAATATAAAAGAATGGCTAGGAAAAAAACAAAAACATTGAAAGGTCCTAGTAAAAAGAATAAATCTAAGAAAGAATTGAACAAGATATCTAAGAAAAAATCTAAACAAAATTCTAAAAAATCTAAGCTCAAAAAGAATAAAATGGAACCAAATAAGAATACTGAAATAGGATTTATAAATATTTATGAAATACCCGAATTGAAAAGAATAATTACACAATACTCATATGAACCAAAGGAATATGTTGTATATCAAGGTTATACCAATACGGTTGAAGATTTTTTGAAAAAAGGGAATGTGCACGATACAATATATTATTGTACAGATAATCAATTGGGATGTGTAAGATATAGAATTATTATAAATGAAAACAATGAAAAAGAACTAGAACAAATTTGGTCTGCTGCGGACGAGGGAGTCTTTTAAAATTAAATTTTAATTTAAAAAACAGTTGTATAAGAATTACATTTTTTTATAGTAAATGCATCATATTTATAATAATTACGAGGAATGGAAGAAAAATCTAAGACCTTGTGATATTATTTTCTTTAGTGAGAAAGGCACAAAATCGGGTTTCCTGGATATTTTTCAAGAAAACCATCTAGACATTAAATCATCGTGGGTGCATGTAGGAATTGTATGTCCTAAAAATTTTTTTGAATTTAGAAATAAAACAGACGAAGACACATATATTATAGAATCAACACTCACGGGAGTGAATCGTGTTAAAACTGTCGAAATAAATGAAATGAAGAATGGTCTTCAAATTAGAAATTTAAAAGACGTTGTGGAATATGAATTAAGTAAAGGTGCCGCAATCGCATGTTTTAGATTAAAAGATTCTCCATTCAAATTTACGGTAAATGAAGAATCAAATTTGAATAAAAAAGAGATGATCGAATATGTTTATGAGAATAAATATAAGAACAAAATACAATATTTTTGGAAGAATCACGATTTAACATCTTATAATTGTAATTGTGAAAGAAGTATGGGGCTAGAACTACCATTTTTAAGATCAAAAAAAAGGAAACGATTATTTTGCTCGGAAACCATAGTGCGTTTCTATCAGGATTTGGGTTTTATTGATTTATACATTGATGCTGAAAAAATCTCACCCGAAGAATTAGCTAAATGGTGCGGTGATATCATAGGCGATACATCATTTGAATCAGAACCTTATTATTTGGTACGTAAACCCGATTTAAACAGACAAAAAAGTATTAAAACGAAATCATGGATTTGTGGAGCAACGTGTATATCGAATATAATGTTAATTATGGGAAGCAATTGAATTATATTTTATGATAATTTAAAAATATAAGTGTACAACTTCTACAGTAAAAAAATAAAAAAGACTTAGTATAATAATATGAATACTCAACAAGCTGTTGTCATTGTATTTATGACTGGATTACTTTTAGTTTTAATCGCGGTTGGGTTTACCGCATTTGAAGAACAACTCAAAAACCCTATTTTTATTCGTTATACATTGATTTCTGTATTGATGTTAACATGGTTATTGGTTGTATTTGTAGGAGATTTATACATGATGTATTCCCAAATAAAAAGTGACTTAAAAAATTATCAAAAGCAAAATCACGAAGTCATTATGAAACGATATGTAGATGCGAAGGCATCGTGTCCTAAATAAATGTAAATCATACCCGTAATCTTTTACATCTTGAATTTTGTACTTGTATTATTATCTAATTTAATCAATTTTTGGTTGGCAATGAATAAATTTGACTTGAATCATCTATTTCATTCGTCTCTATTAAAAATTCAGTAAATATTTCATGAGAGAGTTGATCCCTTGGATTTGTATGTGAAACAAAGCGGGATATGTGCTTATAAAGACCAAATCCGTTTAATTCTAATAGATTTCGATCATTATCATCGGTACACCATTGGTATAAAAGTCGCCCAAGTGGAAATGAACTTAAATCGCTCCATTTATCTTCATAATCTTCTAGAATAGAACATGCGAATCTTGCAAGATCAAAACATGGTGTCGGATTGACTTCTTCTTTCGTAACTCTATCGTGTCGTATATATTCATCAAACTCACTCGATGTAGAAGATACATCACTCCAAGAATCATCTTCATAAGGATATGTATATTGTCCACCCGCTTCATTCTTTTTCTCAAATACATCGCCAAAATAGATGTTGTCTTTATATGTGAAAGTTGACCTCCCAAAATCAATTATCTTCATAATATAGCCATGTGTGGGCACTTTGAATATATTTTCATCTATTTTATAATATAAAAATGGAATATCCGTTTTTTTACCCATAATATTTTGTATATGAAGATCATTGTGTACAAAATCATATTTATCATTCACATATGTGAGTGCGAAACATATTTGAAATATCCATGAACTCATTTTTTTTGTAATTAATTTTTTACGTAAATAAATAAGATATCTTTTAACAATAGATGATTCGTACAGGATTGATATAGTATTCTCAATTTCACATGAGATTAATTCATCAAATGTACATTCAAATTTCTCCATTAAAACAATTTGAACTGGAAGCTTTGGGTATGTTGCACTTACAGTTGGGTCGTTTGATTCTGTAGTTGATACTGATAATAAATCTTCATCGTTACCCATTGATTCAAGAGCAATCTCTTCAAACTCTGTTTTTTCTAATTCTTGTTTCTCAATATCTAAACTCAATTTATTCTTTATAACCGCATTTTTAAACCATTCTTCTCGTTTATATGCAGAATATTCTTGAGTTATATCTTCATTGTATTCTGAAAAAATTCCGTTATAAACACCATACACACTTCCAAAATGTGGACATACATTTTCCTCTGATAATCTACCTAATATTATAGAACACAATGAATCAATATATGCTGTATTTTGCGGATTCTGAATTTTTAGAGCAGTGTTCTCATGTCTATGATTTTTAGTAGGTAACCATGTGGAAATGTGAGTCTCTATATAATCTCCTTGAATCATTGATGTCGTATCTAAAATTGGTGTACATTTCATAAAAAAAGGAATTTCTTCTTTATCATTATTTTTATATGATATGATACCTATATTTTCATTGATATCTACTATATCTACGAGTGTTTTATTTAGAGTGATTGTATTCCATTTTGAATATGGTATTTTTTTTAAGGTATGAAGAGTAGGATAATAACTCTGTAAAGAATCTATTTCTAGAGGACCGTTTTTTAAAAATTCTTCAATTTTCACATTTCTTTTTTTTACAATTTCACACTCCGTCATAATGTTCTTTTATAAGTTTTTAGAAAGGTGTTTTTAAACGTATTACTAACATTGTTCAAAATCAGGTGCGTTATCTCCGAAGGATTGTAATTTATTTAACATAGTGTCATCATCGAAATTTATATTTACAATATCATCGTTTTTAAGTGAATTTAAATCTATATTTGTTAATGTTTTAGAGTCATCTACATTGACTTCTTTAATCTGTGGTAGTATATTTGAAGCACATGATAAAGATAATTCCGGTTTCGAGTTCATTGAAGATTCTATTGGTATTAATTTACATTGGTTCGCATCAGATGTATTGAATCTCACATTGTTTCTAGCCAAATAATGTTCGGAATTGGGTATATCAGGGCTCACTTCGTTTGAGCTTTCCATGCAGACTGGTTTTATGTGTGTTTGTAAAGAACTGCTGTCAAAAACGACAACGGGTGGTGCGTTTTTTTTAATATTTTCAATAGGTTCTTCTCTGTTAATTGAGATTTCATTGTCAATCATATCGTCAATCTTATTGTCAATCTCGTCATCTTCCATCAAAAATTCACTATCGAAAGTATTTAAATGATCACGCAACATCTCTTTCACAGGTAACATATCTCTAATTGTTTCTCCTATTGAATTACATATGAGTTCTTCGCATTTATTATAATTTTGTTGATATACGCATGAATCAGATGTTTCTTGGAATAAATAAGCATGTTTCCAAATCTCTCTTGCAATCTCAATGAAACATTGATGCAAGAAATCTTTGATTTCAGGAATATTAATATTCACTTTTTTTGGTGGATTTTCAGAACGAATTGTTGCAAGGATTTTAGTGTGTAGGATGAATACAGCTGTGACAAGGTCTTCCAACCAATCGCACTTTGAAGATGAAATGATATCGTCCATGAATTCCGTTTTTTTATTATCATCCCAGTCTACTATTTCACTTAACATTTCTTGAAAAGTAATTAAAATTTTTTCATCTTCATGATAGTTTAAACAATTCTCTTTCGATTCATCGTAAATTTTTAATATAGATGCCATGTAAGTTTTTTTTAAATGACGTATTAGTTTTTTTGTATACTCGCCTTTAGCATCAACAAGACACGGAACTGAATATATTTCCATTTATAAATGAACACTATAATTTTGATAATGGTGATTCCGCGATCATTCTATACAGTGTAAAATATGAATCCTCTGTTAATCTCGATTTATTAATACAATCTGATATGATATTCACGTATGTTCTATCAATCTTTTTTTTATCAATATGATATTTAATTAAGAAATAACCTATTGTTGAAATTTGATAACTATTTGAGAATAATTCTTCTATAATAGTTTCAATAGATTTCGGGTCGTCGTTTATTTTTTCAAACCATGATGATATTTTTGAATCATAGTTATTTTCATGAATAATTACATTATTTTCAAAAGATTTTTTATCTATTTTAGAATACGTCATATGAAGAAATTGTAATATTAATGTTGTTTTACGAAGATCTCTACTACAACCCTCAAAAATGTATTTCAATGTATCATTCGTACATTTGAGTTTCTCATTTTTCTTTATTTTTTGAAGGTAAGGATATGTATATGTGAAACTAAGAGGGTTAAATTGAATATAAATACATTTGCGAAGAATACATGATGATATTTGCTCTATTTTATTGCATAAAAAGAAAAAAATAGTATTACACCTATCGGTGGAACAATTTGAAAGTGCGTGTATAAACATTTTTTGCTCTGAAAAGCTAAATGAATCAACCTCGTCAACGAGTATATATTTGAATGGATGTTCAGATGATCTATTGATGAAATGATGCATCTTCTTTAAAATGACGCTTTGTGAATAAGATTTAGTTTTTGTATCAAATGTAAATACAGAATTTTTTGGAAATTTTATAAATAATGCACGAACTGCAGATGATTTTCCTGTTCCAGGTGGACCATGAAGAATAAGATGTTTTTTTTGCGAACCATAGAGTTGAACACTTTCAAAACTTATTTTATTTCCACATACATCTTCTATATTTTTTGGACGATACTTTTCTGTCCATGGTAACATTTGTGAAACTTATTTTTTATTACAATTATTTCCTTATATAAAAGAATACGAAACTCATTTATAATATCTATTTACAACATTTATATGATTTTCTATGATATTCCGACACACCGTGCAATCGAATACCTTCTAAATGTTTTTTTGTTCCATATCCCATATTGTTCAATAAATCATATTTTTCATTAAGACTTGGATTTTTTTCACATAATTCTGTTATATGTTCGTCATGTGCAACTTTTGCAAGTACACTTGCCGCACCAATAGATATAAAATTTGCATCTCCGTGGGGTATACATGTATATGCTGACCATTCATCTTTCTTAGAATCAAAATAGGGTTTAAATTGTGTTCCATCCACCAATATATTATTAAATTCATGTGTTAGATTATCCAAAGCCCTATGCATTGCAATAAATGTTGCTTGGAGTATATTTTGAGAATCAACCTCCTCAGGTTCTGCATATCCAACTGCATAATCTATCGCATTTTCTTCAATAAATTCTTTTAAAAGTATTCTTCTTTTATGTGGAATTTTTTTACTGTCCCAGGTTTTATATGAATGACATCGTATTTCTTTTAATTCATCAAAAAAATCAGTAAGATCTCTATTATTCCATATTACAACTCCTGCATAAACTCTTCCTATAAGAGTTCCTCTTCCCGCTTCGTCAACCCCAACTTCTAAAAGATTTTGTCTGCGAGATATATCCATACTAATACTCATTTATTTGGATTTAATAAACATTAACTGTTGAGAACTCATATTTAAAATTATTTTAAAGCAACTGCAATTGAAGTTGAAGTTGAAGATATGTTGAAGTTGAAGAGATGTTGAAGTTGAAGAGATTTTGAAGTTGAGGATATTTTGAAGTTGAAGTTGAAGAGATGTTGAAGTTGAAGAGATGTTGAAGTTGAAGTTGAGGATATTTTGAAGTTGAAGTTGGAGAGATTTTGAAGTTGAAGTTGGAGAGATTTTGAAGTTGAAAATGAGTTGATATAACGTTATAAAGTTTATTTATTTTCTACGAGTTTATTAATCAATGCCTAATACCATGTTGAGCGCGGATAATATGTTTGTAACAAAAATACAAAACAAATGGAGAATATACTATTCAAAAAAAGTGAATGAGTATTTTCATATAATATTATATACATTCGCACTACATCTTGATAATCTTAAAATATATTCACAGCAATTTTATGATTTAAACAAAAAGTTCCTTTTACGTTTAAAAAATGAGGATACTGTTACTAAAGAAAGTTTAAAGGCAGACTTAGAATTAATAATTTCTTTACAAAATACTTACGGGTGTAATTCATATATTGATAAATATTTTGTAGAAAGATTAGAAACAATAAAATTAAAAAATTTCAATTACAAAAAAGAGTTATTGCATAAGAGTTTTATTTTTGTTGAATATTTTGACAACGATAAAGAAAATTCTGTAAATGATTTTAGTGCGATCTACGGTACAACTCAACTTAAAGATTTTATTTATTCTAATGAATGTTTAGAGATAAGTGCATTTGGTATTATAGGAAAAGGTTATTTTATAGAAGATTCGTATAAAGTATTGGTTAATTCTCCTCATACATGGTATAAAAAAGAGAAATTATTAAAATATATTGGAAAGAAAAAAGAAAACAAAAAATTTCTAGGAAATTGGTTGAAATATAAGTTGTGTTTCTATAATTTATTATGCGATTCCTCGTCCATATTATTGGAAAAACTCAATACTAATTTGGAATCTTTTTTAGCTGATAAAAAAAAGATGGTTCCTGTTTTAGTAAAGGATTTTTTGGGTTCAACGCCGTATACACAATACAATATATTATCATTAATGTTTTTAGGTGACGATAAATGTGAATTTATGGGAATGCTTTTATTTTCACTCATTGAAAGGGAGAGTTCAATGAAAAATATAACAGAGATCATATATAATCATTTACCATTGCAAACCCGTAAAATATTAGATGAAAGAGAAACTCGCCCAACTAAGCATATTGATTCGTTAATGCCTTCGGAGATAGATTATGAACCTCGAATATGTGCTTTAGAAGCATCCGATTCTGTTAAAAAAAAAGCAATCGAAAAATATAGAGAAATACAAAATAAACAAGGAGATATCAGTAAGCCACAACAATTTCTTGATAAATTATTAGAAATACCATTTGGTATATATAGAGAAGAATCTTGTATAATGCAATTACAATTGTTTTTAGAAAAAACGAAACGATTCTCAGAAGAATATGATTCTGATAAAACATTCAAACCTATGTCTTGGTTTGAATTAGAGAATTTTTTTGATGTAGAAAACGAATTCAATATTTTAGTACTTTATGGAAAAGATAATATAATCCCACTTATTCGTGCATTTAAAAAAAGTTTGAACATTAAATCATTGGAATTCAAAAGAAATGGTAAAAAACAAAATGTTCAAATCACAAAAAAACCAATCGACACGATATGTTCTGATATGGAATGTTATATATCACAAGCTCCATTAAAAATTAAAGAATGTTTATCAAATGTAATTAAAAATTTACTTAGACATACACCATATAATAATATTTTAGAAGAATGGCATCATGTTAGAAGATTGGTTCGCGATGATCAAAAAAGAATTCGTAATATATTAGACGAGGCAATATATGGACAAGATAGAGCAAAACGATGTATTGAACAAATAATAGGACAGTGGATGACGGGAAATAAGAAAGGATATTGTTTTGGTTTTGAAGGACCCCCCGGCACAGGAAAAACATCTATTGCTAAAGAAGGCATATGTAAAATATTGCAAGATATAGATGGTAGTTATAGACCTTTCAGTTTCATAGCTTTGGGAGGTTCGTCGCACGGATCCCTGTTGGAGGGACATGGTTATACATATTCTGGAGGTACATGGGGGCAAATTGTAAATATATTAGTAAGTTCGAAATGCATGAACCCAATCATATTTATAGATGAATTAGATAAGGTTAGTAAAACTGAACATGGTAAAGAGATAATTGGTATACTCATCCACTTAACAGACCCTTCTCAAAATGATACGTTTAGTGATCGTTATTTTGCAGATATACCCCTCGATCTTTCTAAAGCAATATTTATATTTTCATATAACGACATTTATAACATTGACCCCATATTAAGAGAAAGAATACATCGTATTCAATTTACACACTTTAGACATGAAGAAAAATGTGTAATATGTAACGAATATATATTGCCAAAATTATATAAAACGGTTGGATTATCAAAAGAAGATGTTATCCTAAACGACGATGTATTAATGTATATTATAAAGAATTATACATTTGAAGCAGGACTTAGAAGAATATCGCAATTATTACTAGAAATATTACGTGAAATCAATTTACAATTTTTAAATAACGAAAAAAAAAGACCTTTGACATTAACATGTGAAGATATTAAAAACGATTTATTAAAACAATATACATTTGTTCAATATACAAAACTTCTAAAAGAACCAAGAGTTGGTTCAATTAATGGGTTATTCGCAACGTCTGTAGGTATGGGAGGAATAACAAGAATTGAGATTCAACAATATTCCGAATTATCAGGAAAAGATACTAAATTTGAAATAACTGGACATTTAGGTAAAGTGATGACAGAAAGTATATCAGTTGCAAAAACAGTTGTTTATAATATATTGTCTGAGAAGTCCAGAAAGGATATTGCTATAAAAACAAAAGAATTGGATTATCATATTCATTGTTGTGAAGGTGCAGTACCAAAAGATGGACCATCCGCTGGAACTGCCATATCTGTTGCAATGCTTTCTTGTGTATTAAAAACACCAATATCTAATACAATTGCCATTACCGGTGAGATAGACATTCATGGATATATTCATGCCATAGGTGGGTTATCTGATAAAGTATGGGGAGCCCAATTAGCCGGAATAGAATATGTATTTTGTCCAAAGGAAAATGAAGAAGATATGAATCGAATATTAGATAAAGTTTGGTATACTGGAAAAACAAAAATTATATTGGTAAATCACATATGCGATGATGAATTATTAAATAAAGTTTTTACAAAAAACATAAAAAATAAGATAATGAAAAAATAATATACTAACATACATTGTAACATGCTAAATGTATTATCTATAGATGTAGGTGTTAAAAACTTAACATATTCATATTTACACTTGCATTCTGAAACAGAATTTTATATTGATAAATGGGAAATAGTTGATGTTCTGTCATTTAATCAACCACCATTAAAACAATTGTGTAATCAGTACAGTAAAATGACTAAGACTCAACTTAAAGACATTATATTAAAAGAGAAAATTGTAAAGGATGAAGATATGAATGAATTTAATAAAATGAAAAAAGAAGAATACAAAGATATTATTAAGAAATATCTAAAAGAAAAAGGATTTAAATTAAGAAAGAAAGATGACAACTTATCAATTGATGATCTTGGTAGCCGAGTTATAGAGGTGTTAGAAATAAAATTTGGTGAAATAATACATTCTCTTGATTATGTCCTCATAGAAAATCAACCTTGTATGAAAAATCCTAAAATGAAATCATTACAAATTATTATTTTGACATATTTTTTACTTAAAAAAATACAATTAAAAACGGATACAATCGTAAAATGTGTACACGCGAATCTTAAAATGAAATATTGTATTCAACGTAATTTTATAGAAAAAAAACCTGAATCTTATAATGAAACCAAAAAAACCGCATGTTTTGTTGTAAATAAATTACTTGAAAATGTCTCAAATTTACCAAATAAAGAATTAAAAGATAAGACCATTTATAATATTGAAAATATTTGGAAAAAAACGAAAAAAAAGGATGATTTAAGTGATGTGGTATTACAAACTCTTGGCTTTTTTTATAAAAATAAATAAAATTTACGTTTAAACGCAAATCAATAATTTGTTATCACATGTCATATGAGCGGTCTAGAAGAAATTGATTTTAATGCACAAACCCAAATAGAAAAAATTGATAATACGGCATCAACAAATAACACAAATAATTTAAGTGCTTCAACTCAAGCACATACGATTGAGAAATCAAATTCAAGTGGAATTCTACAGGACCTAGACCTATTGATGGATCCTGAGAAATCACGTCCTAATTCTCCTAGAGAAATAAAAACAAATGATCCTAGCGAATTAAAAACAAATGATCCTCCTTCACAAACAAGAACTTTTGATACAACTAAAAAATTTGAAGATGTAGGTGGTTTTAAAAAAGCACCATTTAAAATGCCTTTTAAAACATTCAAAAGCCCCGAAGTTGCCGAGATCAAAAAAGAACCCGATTTTGAAGAAATGGACGAATTTAATTCATTTAAAATGAACATAGAGCCTGTAAACATTCCAAAAATAGATACCAATATAAATATAGAAGAACCGTCCAAATATGTTCAACCCATTTTTAATACCCAACAAACGATATCTGAAGATTCCGGTCTCGAAAAACAAGACTTGTTATTCAAATTGAAAAGATTCGAAATGAGAGGCATACCCTTGTCCAGAAAATTCAGTCTTAATTCAAGTACCGATGATATGCGAGAAGAATTTTTACGCATCAAAGCCCAAAGAGATATAGAAAATAGTGTTCGGTTCCAAAGAAAAACGATGATGGCTATGGTATCGGGTTTAGAATTTGTAAATTCGAAATTCGACCCTTTTGATATCAAATTAGACGGATGGTCGGAAAGTATACATGAAAATTTAAATGATTACGATGAAGTATTTGAAGAACTTCATGACAAATACAAAACAAAGGCAAAAGTTGCTCCAGAGTTAAAACTACTTATGATGTTGGGAGGGAGTGCGGTTATGTTTCATATGACGAACTCGCTTTTTAAAAATTCAATGCCAGGTATGGAAGATATATTGAAACAAAATCCAGATCTTATGAAGCAATTTGCATCTGCTGCAGTGAATAGTGCGGCCCCTGATAATTCGGGTTTTCAAAATGTTATGGGAGACATGATAAATGAGCATACAAATGCAAGAATGTCGCATCGACCCGTGCCCATTCCACCTTCAGAAGTAAATATTAGTAAAGAACCAACAATGAAAGGCCCCAGTGATAGTGATGTAGATCGTATATTAAATCAAATACAAAATTTTAGAGATGTTGAAGTAGGCGATATGAGTGAAACTCAATCTGTTTCCGAAGTAAATACGCAGGGTACTTCTGCACCTCCTAAAAGAAAAAGAGGCCGCCCAAGAAAAGACACAACATCTAGTTTAAATTTGAATATATAAACAAAATAATAATTCGGTTAATTTAAAAAATGAAAGGGGTTATAACTTAATAATTAATTAATAATTATTGATATAATGAATCGAGATACAGTTGTTATTGTCGAATCACCAGGAAAATGTAAAAAAATTGAGCAACTCCTTAATGTAAAATGTATGGCTAGTTTTGGACATATTATGGACATACCACCTAGTATTAAATGGTTTGATCCAGATAATATTGAATTGCCATATGAAATCACGAAAGACAAACATAAAGTTGTATCTGAATTAAAGAAATCATGTAAAAGAAAAGGAGTGAAAGTTATAATCGCTTCTGATATGGATCGTGAAGGTGAGGCCATTGCAGAAAATTTAATGAGAGTTTTATCATTAAATCCTGAAAAAACGGATCGTATACGGTTTAATCAAATAACAAAAAAAGCACTTACAGATGCTATTGAAAATTCTGGTAGAATTGATATGAATTTATTTCATGCACAACAAGCAAGGCGGGTTGTTGATATTTTATACGGTTTCATTGTGTCTCCTGTTTTGTGGAAAAATATTCAAGGACGAATTTCAGCAGGTAGATGTCAGTCGCCTGCAGTTAAAATTTGTATGGATAGACAAAAAGAGCAACAATGTGGTAATAAATATTTTACAGCACTCGGCAAACTAAAAATTAATAATAGTATCATAATTGATGTTGTTAAAAAAACAAGACCTATTATTCAGAATAGTCTTTCAGAATGGATAGAGAATATAGCAAATAAAAAAACGATGACTCTTCTTTCAAAAAAGAAAGCCATCCGTTCTCAATCTGCTCCTCCTCCTCATACAACATCTACTCTGCAACAAGAATCTTATAAAAGACATGGTATCAATCCAAAACAATGTATGGCATATGCTCAGAAATTGTATGAAGGTGGTTATATTACATATATGAGAACAGATTCAACCGAGTTATCTAACGAATTCAAATTAATTGCCAAAGATTACATTATTGATACCTATGGTGAACAATACTTTGGCTCTTTATACAAAAAAAAAAGAACAAGTAAAAAAGGCGTTAAGGCACAAGAGGCACATGAAGCAATTCGACCAATTAATATTAACAATATACCATGTAATTCTATTGGTATTGGAGAATATAAAGTGTTTGCTCTAATTTGGATGAGAGCCGTCGCTTCTCTCATGGCTTCTTCTAAACATGATGAATTTGTATCCTTATTTGAACCAACACAGCATACTTCAAAATCACTTGAGAGTGATGATACATATACATGGGAATCTATATCTAAAGTACTTACATTTGATGGATACCAAAAACTAAATTTTCCAAATTCAAATCAAAATAATGACAATTCTAAAACGATTGAAGATAAACGTAAAAAGGAAGACATCATAAATAAGAATCTTGAAATAGGAAATGAATATTCTATATATGATCTATCATTAAAAGAATGTGTTGAGAAGCCCCCACCACCATATTCTACAGCGGATCTTATCAAAACACTTGAAAAAACAGGTATTGGTAGACCATCAACATTTAGTTCTATTGTTGAGAAAATTCAACAAAAAGGCTATATAACAATGGGTAAAAACCCCGCATTAGATGTGTCAATGAGACAAGTTACTTGGAGTAGTAATAAGATAAAAGAATCGAATTATATTCAAAAAGTTGGCGGACAAAAAAACGTATGTATAGTTACTCCTTTAGGACAAAATGTAACAGAATTTCTAGAAAATAATTGCTCGTCAATTATTAAACTTGATTTCACATCACAATTAGAAACATCCCTCGATGCCATTGCAAATGGTCAACTAGAATGGAAATCATTTGTAAATGACTTCTATCATAAAATAAGATCTTGTATAAATGCCATACAACCCGCACCGTCCTTGATGAATAATTCTGAAAGAACTATAAATTGGATTAATGTAATTCATACGAATGAAGAAACCAATCAAGTTATAGGAATTGTACATAACAAAAACGGGTATGCATTAGCACAAGGGTCCAATAATTCTATTGAAAAATATGCTCCAATGCCTTTCGGTTCAAACCCAGATAATGTTACATTAGAAGAAGCAACTGAATACATTGCTTTACCTAAATATGTTGGTGTTTATAAAGGCTCTGAAGTATATTTACATTTAGGTCAATTTGGATGGTATGTTAAAATAAATGGTGCAAATAAAAGTATCTGTAAACAACGAGATATACCATGTAATGATTATATATTGTCAAAGTTAGAAGAAGTACCTAAAAATGAGAAACTTACTCAGATTACCAACGAATGGTCGATTTGGAAGAATCATGAAAAAGAATCTCATTTCATCATGAAAAGGAATAAAGGTGGAAAAGTTTCATTTTACCCCTTGCCGAATTTTTCAAAAGAAAAAAAATATACTGCTAAAATGTGCCAAGAAATATCTGATGCCCAACCAAAAAAGAAATACAAATCAAAAAAAAAGTACGTTAAAAACAGTTAATCCTTAAACATTGATACTTCAAACCCGGTTATCTTATTATTTTTACTTCGTAATTCGTTTATAATATCATCTAAATTATTATAAAATAAATAATCTACACCAAGATACTTTCTGATACCTTCTATTGATTGCGAATCGTTGTATATAAGTTCATCTTTTGTCGGTATATATATACCAAATTGATTCGTATTTTTTATTACGGGAGAGCAAGACACAAATATAATTTTTCTAGGATTGCATTTTTTTACTATTTTTATAATATGTTTACTTGTATTTCCTCTTACAATTGAATCGTCAACGATTAATACACTTTTGTTTCTAAAAACAGAATCATTACATGTTATTTTTCTCTTAATATTTTTTATAATTGTCGTCTGGTTTTTCATAATAAAAGTTCTATCAATATAACGATTTTTAATTAACCCGCTACGAATTGGTAGTTTTAGTATATCTTGAATCCCATTCGCAAATGTGATGCTTGTATCCGGAACTGGAACGATAACATCTATTTGCTCATTTAGATTATTCATAATATGTTTACCCATAATTTGACCAATTGATATCCTGGCATCTAACACATTTATATTATCTAAAATAGAATCCGACCTCGCAAAATATATATACTCAAATAAACAAGGTGTAAGTACTGAATCCTTAAAATGATAATTCCGTATACGACCTGAATTTTCAAATATAATTGTTTCACCTGAATTTACATCTCTAATTATTTCAAAATCTAATATATTCATTACGGTTGATTCGCTACAAATTAAATTAATATTTTTATTTTTTACACCCCAAATCAAAGGTCTTATCCCGCATTTATCCCGAATGATAATCATACCATACCCTTCAATTATAATATTTACACAAAAACTCCCTTCTACTATAAGATGTATATAATTAGTTGTTTCAAATATCATTTCAGAGGTTATAATATTATTACCTGATTCTTTAATCAATGAATATAATTTACTTGAAAATACACAAAGAAATATATAGGAATCTGATTCAGACGAAGTAACTATATTATATTCCTTTTCTAAAATTTCTTTTAAATTATCTGTGTTTATTATATTTCCATTATGACAAATAGTTATTCTACGTGGAAAATTACTATAAAATGGTTGTATTCCATCTATAACACCATTTGTAGAATATCTAACATGACCTATGCAGCAATTACTTTTTAATTCCAATAATTCACTATCGACAAATGATGTTTTGACAAGACCATTCTTTTTGATAATTCTTTTTGATGTAGCTATTCCAACCCCGTCTTGACCTCTGTGTTGTAAACCCAATAAACCCTCAAATATAATATAAATAATATCTTCAGAATTTTCTATAGAATGAACACCTATAATACCACACATATGTCTTTATATCATTTTATTCATAAGTATGTAAAATAAAATGTCATATATTATTCTAGAATGTGTAAAAGAAAAAAGTAGATTACGAATCAAATTTCATTCGTTTGTTAACGATGAAGGAAAGCGTTATCTAGATGCGTATAATAATAAATATAATTGTAAATTTCCAAAAAAGGATGATATACGACAAGATGGACGTTATTATAAAATCTCTGGAAAAGATTTAAAAATAACATCTAGACAAAATTGTGATCCATTTTATACAGTTTCTATTAAAAATCCACACCAATGTATTGTAAATGTTCTTGATGTTATCGATATATACAAAGTTGAAGAATGTGTTATTTGTTTAGATAAAAAACCAAATATTACATTAGTACCGTGTGGTCATCATGTAACATGCAAAGATTGTTATGAAAAATATAGATGTATTAAAAATACATGTCCTTTATGTAGAATTGATATAACGAAAGCAATCTCATAAGAATAATTCTATTTACATCCATCAGTTGAAGAAGAATTTTCTCCATTCCCAGATCCTGACGAACCCTCCTGATTACAACGTTCGGCATTTTGATATAATCTATTATTGTCTTCTAAATTTACAACGTGACTTGATGTTACAATTTGATTATACGACAACGCATGTCGTTGGGTTAAAGTAGTCCACACCATGAAACCATATACTATCAATCCAATAACCATTCCAAATGAAATTATTAAACCTACATTTTTAGGCAAACCATTATCCGTTGAATATAAAACCAATATTATAATACACAACACAAGTAACATTCTTTTTAAAAAGTTGTTTTTTATCTGAATACGGTCAAGTTGATCTTTATTTATATCCGTTTGACGATTTACAGTATCTTTATCATTAGATATTTTATTTAAATGATCAGTTGTGATCTTTTCCAATTCAGCATACGATCTTAATAGTTCACTGGATGTTTCATTCTCTCTTTTTGTAATAATTTTATGTTTTTTAGAATAGTTTAATTTTGATGTTTCTTCCACTAATTCCGAATTTGAAGCTAATCTATTCATAGTACGAAACGTTATGCTGTTTTGTAATACGTAATTTCGGAATGTAGGTGTAAATATTTGCATTATCATACGAAATTGATGTATGTAAATAGGCGTATCAGAATTCATACGCCGCTGCTTCCGGTGATTTGTTGCATTTTGTTTCATAACACCTAAAATATCATTGATATTTTGTTTACTTATTTTCTGATAATATGTAGGTTCAGTATAAGTTTTATTAGTCCTATCCCAATTGAGAAGTTTTATGTCATGAAATATAGATATAGTAACGTCAACTAATCTTTTATGAGGTTCACTTTTATTAAAGTTCAAATTAACTGATTTTATGTTTTTTACAAAATTTTCAAACGTATCCTGTGAATCAATTGACGCAATCCAATTTGTTCCATCATTGCTTACAGCTTCTCCTCTAAATGGTAGAGGAGGATAACAAATATCAACACCTCTTTTTATACAAGTCATCTATTATCATTTAATATTTTTAATTATTCCAGAATCCACCTGATCCCAAATGCATATTTACATCTGCCATTGCACTTGATGGTAAAATTGGCATAAATGAACTTAAAAATGATTTTTCTTGTGGACCATCAAGATAAATTTTATATATATTTTCTACACTAACAGTTCTTGGAAAATATTTAAATTGTGAAATATATCCATCATATGTTTCTGATTTTTCACCACCTACTATAATTGTTTCAGGAAGATAAGGTTCTAATTCAAACGGTAATATAAACGTTCTTGCTAATTTTCCATTTAAATAAAAGTCCATGGTTTTACCCCATTGCGATATAGCAATATGGTTCCAAGATTGTAATCTAATGTTTTCTAATGAATAGTTCATTAGATTGTTGTTTCCAAACCATTCAGAACTGGTTGACGTTGTTTGATTTTTATCTTCATAAGGTTGGTTTGTTGTGGAGTCTATAAACTGTACAGTTAGGACAGGTCCCTCTTCAAAATTAACACGCATTGTATAGTTTTTGTATTTTCTTTCAAAAATTATTTTAGGATTTCCATCATTCCAGTAGTTTTTAATATATGTCCAGAAACTATATGTGTATTCATTTGCATCAGATGTTACAATTTTATTACCACATATCTTAGGAGATGGCGATATCTCCACGGGAACACCAATCAATGTAATGCCCGTCTTTTTACCAAAAAGACGAATTGTAATAAAAAATACAGCAACTAATAAAAAAAAGCCAAGTGTTCCTAAAACTACCGAATTAAATCCACTGGGTACATATGGAATATCTATTTTACTTTCATTCGATTTTAAAAAATTGCTTACAGTTTCCATTTATTATTTCATGTAAAAAAAAAAACAACTTATTTATAAATGAATGCAATAAATTCTGCTCAACTAATTGATTTTGCAAACAGTGGAAGTATAGCTTCCCAAATATTTGCCGGAATTACTATTGTCATATTGGTGTATATCGTACTTAATTTACTTGCTTTTATGTTTAACAGAGTTGTAAACGTATTCGTATCTACGCCTTTAATTCTTGATGGAATGCAATCTGCTTCTACAGGTTTCAAAGTATCACAAGATCCTCATAGAGGAAATTCCAAACTACTTAAAAGATCTTCAAACGAAAGAAATGGTATAGAATTCACATATTCAATGTGGATGAACATAGATGCGTGGGAAAACCAACAACCCATTTGGAAACATGTACTTCATAAAGGCCCTCAATATGACATGGACGTTACCAAAACAAAAGAACCACATGAATTTTGCGAAATTCAATCACCAGGTATATGGATTCACCCCAATACAAACGCTATTCGAGTCTACACGAATACATATGACTCTGTAAAAGAATACGTAGACATTGAAAATATACCAATTAGTAAATGGTTTCACATCGCCGTTATTTTATCTCACAGAAACTTAGATATATACATTAACGGATTCCTCAAAAAAAGACTAAAATTAAAAGGAGTACCACGGCAAAATTATTATGATCTTCATGTATCAAAAGATGGTGGGTATCAAGGACATTATTCCAACATCAGATACTATAATTATGCTATGTCAATGACTTCATTGCAACTATCTGTAAGAAAAGGACCCAACTTTAAATCAATTCAATCTAACTCGACTATTAATTCAGGAATCCCATATTTATCAAATAGATGGTGGACAGAAACAGATTAATTTTTTTAAAATTCGAGACTGTGCAGAAAAAAAAATATTTTTCATAAATAATAGGTGTTAAAATGACAAAAAACCAACTTTTTAAAAATATACCATCCGAAGAAATATGCACAGAAGTTTTACAAGCATTTGGTTTAAAATCTATTTATGATACTACAAATTTTTCAAAAAAAGAC